CTGCTTTTAAAACCCATCCGCCTTGAGTTTCCTCATCGCTCGCATTGCGGGTTGCTTCGAGAATTTCCAAACCATTATGAAATCCTAGCACTTCAAAAACAGTTGTTCCGGGTAATGTTGCATTTCGGTTATTGTACTTATTTTTTGTAATTACAATAAACCTACTCCCGACGGCATTCTTAACCCACTCCTTAATTTCAGGGGTGTTGTCAAAGATCCGAAAAAGAAAGTTATGCTCCCATCCGTCGATGAATCTACGCTTAACTAAAGCGGTGTCGTGCTCGTTTGAAAAGTTGTAGCCCTCAATACTAAACCCTGTTAAGGCTGGGCTTGCAGTTTTCAAAACGATATCGGTGATAATCATTTTGTTCGTTCCATCAAAAACGCAGTTGTCATAATCAATGTCGTCGACATTAATCAAAACTGCTTCGTCTTGAAGTCCCGAAACGATTTGGTCGGTGCAGTTATGTGCAACGCTGCTCGCTATTTTTCCGCAGGTACTCATATTTTTACCTCCTTATTAAACACCGTACTGAACCATTGTGTCGTCGAGAATCTTGGCGTCCATTGCGTCAACAGCCTCAATGTAGGTGTATTTGGTTACTTTATCGTGATAAACGTCGAACGATTCAAACAAGCCGTTTGCTTCCATACCAACAACTAGATTACTCTTGGTTGTGTAAACAATACGGTGAGGGCTGTTGTACTTAGTACCGTTGCTTTGATAAGCGCGTATAAGTTCATCCCACCACTCAATTACGTAGATGGTGCGACCGTCGACATTGATCATTTGTAAGCCATTCAACGCGGTGTCAAGGGTAAAGGCTAAACCTTTGTCCTGTAAGTAACGCATTGCTTTGCGGCCAATTGAACCAGTACATAAAATAACTTGGTCAGATGCAGCACGAAGTGCAGGTTTTGCACCGTCAATTACTGCCAATAATGCTTCATAAGCAAGTTGGTTTGTTAGGGCTGAATCCTGAAGAGCAAATGTAGCCTGTGCGTTGGCTGCAATGGTAGTTTTACGAGTTGCATCTGCTGCGATAATTACACCTAATTGTTGGAAAAATCCGTTAATTAGGTTAAAGTAGGTTTTATCAGTTCCGGCGGTTAATACACCTGCTGGGCTGTCAGTAACTAAAGCGGCTGCGGTGTCATCAAACCATGCCTTACGGAATACCATGCGGCCTAAATCTTTCTCAAGAATCGAAAGGATGAAGGTCATGTAATCCGTAGATGTTAGGTCAGCAACATTGTTGCCAGTTTGCCTAGACAAACGACCCATAGTAGCGTCAAGGTCTGCCCAGCATTCGCGAAGTAAAACCTGTAAACGTTTAGGCTCCCATTTCTTTTGCTGGGTAGCGAGTAGTTTTGTATCTGGGGTAAGAGTACCGCAAGTCTGAACTGCTTTACCTATTAACCCAAACGAACCATCGGCAAGCCCAATTTGCTTGTCGTTCTTAATCCCTTGCTCAAAACTATGAAAGTCGGTAAGCTGAGGGATTTCGGTTACAGCTTTGAGTAGGATTTCGTTATACGCCCTTATCTCGTCGGCTGTAAATGTGTAGTTGCTGTGATTGATTAACGATGCCATTATTTAGCCTCCTTTTTTTATTTGTTGTTTAGTTTTTTCATTCTTTCGCGAATGTCGTCTTTGTCGACTTGGTTCTTAACCTGCTCAACTTTCTTGAAGTTTTGCTGACGACCTTCAATAGTAACTACCGATTTTTGCGCACGAAGGTCAGTAATCAAACCTTTCATTTCGGTTTCCAAGTTTGCCACGTTAGAAACTTTCGCTTCCATTGCTGCTAACTTTTCTTTAAGTTCAGCGTTTTCGGCTTTTAGTGCTTCCATTTCGCCGTCGCCTTCTTCTGCTGCTGGTACCATTTCGGTGATTACCCCTTCAAGTACAACTACCTTAGTACCGTTTTCGAGTGTATATTCGCCGTCGGGGTTTGCTTTGTCCCCCACCTGAATATCACCCTCCTCACGTTCGACCGTAAACTTATTACCGTTTACGTCGGTCTGTTCCATGTTCTTCGCATCAATTCTGCTAAACTTAGCAAGGATAGCGTCGGCACGGTCGAGAATTTTCTCCATTACAGTTTTCTCTGCCATTTCATTTGTTTTTTTGTTTGTTAGTGAATTATTTATAAAAGCAACTGCTTTGAGTTGTTCTTTTATTTCGGTTGCGAATCCAAGTTTAAGCATGTCGGCGGCTGCAAGCATGGTTTCTTTTTCCATAAATGCTCTTAGTTCTTCTTTGTCGTGTCCTGTTTTTTGCACGTAGAACTGCAATATCTTTTCTTCTTCTTGCTTTAGGCTTTCGGTTAGGGCTCCAAGCTCTTTAGAATCGTAGGAATCGGCAAGGGTGTAAGGTGGAATAAACGGCATGTGAATTAAGCCGTCGGAGTTTTCAAGCATTACTCTTTTATTCCCTGCTAAAAACACAACCGTAGCAATAGAGAATATTTTACCCTCGCCAATGGTTGTAACTTTCTTACCGCTGTTAACTAAAAGGTCGTGAATTAAAAAACCCTCGGTAACGCTGCCTCCACGTGAGTTAATTCTTATAATATATTCTTCGGCTTCTTTGTTGGCTTCGATAAAATCGGATATATCTTTTGAGCTTACTCCGATATTTACCCCGAATAGTTCGTTTGTTTGCTTTTCCTCGAATGGAACTATGTCGCCATAAAGTAGAAAGGTTGCAGTCATACGCATATTTTTGACAAATATACATTGATGCGTGTTTATTTAGACTAATTATAAAGTAATATTATTTTGTACTAATATTGGTTTTCTGTTGTATATTTGCATAAACTAAACTTAACCAACATGAATCCAAAACCTATTTTTATAGTTAAAGTTTCGAGTAATGTTGATAGCGAATGGGCTGGCGAAATGTCGCTAGATTTGCAGGAGAAACTTCCCGACTACCATGTTTTAGTATTCCAAACATCTGAAATGCAAGAGCCTGAATTTTCTGTATTATATGAAAAGGATTTTACGGAAGTAAAGTTCGAGGAGTTAAAAGAAATTGTTAAAAACGCAATTGCTAATAAATAAACTAAAAACTAAAGCCATGGCAGCAACTAATTTTACTTATACTATTGAGCAAATTCAAGAATACTTAAATGACCTTCAATCATTAAATCAAGAAATGAATTATAGGGATAAATATCTTGAGGCTTCAAGAAAGATTGAAGAATTAACAAACCAAGTAGGCGGATTAAAATCTAAACTTTCAATGGAAAGGAGTTTTAGCCAAAGATTAAATAATGATTTATCTGAACTAATTGGTAAATATAATTCATTAATTGAAAAAGGTGCGAACAAACGCCAATGCAAAGGCAAAGGCAAAACTAAAGAAATAATTAAGTATATAAAATTAATGATTGATAACGCCGAAACTGGCCAAAAAAATATAATTGAAAAAACGCCAGCCTGTTTAAAATGGAAAACATTAGATTCTGCTATTTTAAATGAAGGCTTAACATGGCATAATTTCGCTGGGCAAATATTAGCATTAAATGAATTATTAGTTATTGTCGAGTCAATAGCCCGGCTCCATAAACTTCAACCTCACACCCCTTCAAACGAAGAGCAATAACCAACGCTTTCCAGTCTTTTTGTATTCGCTCGGCTTGCTTTGTTAAGTTGTGGTGGTTTGTCATATCAACTCCAAACACCCGAATAAGCGAAGGGGTAAATAGTTTATAGGCTAAAGCAACTGCTACGTATGGAGAGAATACTGATTTAGGAAGTTGTGGAACGTCAAGGTTAGCAACTTGCTTTGGGTAAAATTGTTGTAGTTCAATCTTATTAAAGTTCTGTTTGCTTTTCCATTCGTCGAGTTGAGAAAAGAAAGCGCAATCATTCGCCTCCTCAATCCATTTTAATCGCTCGGGATTAAATGCTGTTTTGAAGTCAACACAAACCAGCACATCAACAGGCTTAACTTTAAAGATATCGTTTACCCCAACGGTTATATTATTCCCGTCGTGCAGCGATAAACTTTCTCCAAGCCCTAATACATCAACTATCATAAGCGAATTAACCAGCTAGTATCTTTATATACTTTGTCTGGCTTTCGAAATTCATTAACTGCTTTAATCACGCCTTGAAACTCGTCATAGTAATCGTGCCCCGCTATAATTCCATTTGGCTTTAGTATTTTCAAAGCAAGTGCAATATCTGCTTTAACACTTTCGTAGGTGTGATTTGCATCGATATAAACAAAATCAACTAATGGAAGTTCGGCCTCTGTGAATATACACTTTTGAACATGAACATCAAAACCCTTTACCCTTTCAAGAAAAGATTGCTCGGCTGCCTTAATGCTGTCGTACATCGAGTTAAGTTGCATAGCCATATCGTCGTTGGCTTCAACTATTTGTCTACACCACGGATCAATGGCATGTAATGTTTTTATTTTACCCGATTGCAAAAACATTAAGGTGCTTTCACCAGCATAACAACCCACCTCGACCATATCAATGCCGGTTGGTAAATCGTTAATAAGGTCTAAAAGCCCGTTGTCGCTACAACGCATTCCAGAAATTAAGGTCTTGCCAGTCATTTTCAAAGAAGTTATCTGTTATTACTGAGGGTTGAAGTGTCCCAATTTTCTTGCTTTCAGCTTCTATTTGGCTTATTATAGATTCTTCGGTGCCGTAAAGTATTGTTTTACGTCCCATGTAACCCATTTCTATAATTCCAACACGCCCGCCATGGGTAGAAAGTTGTAAATTCACAAAGCATTTTGAGTAAAGATTATCAATTAAATGCTGATTGGTTAACGTTTCTGGCTTTGACTTATCAATAAATCCGTATATAATAGGGTGCTTTATTCTTGCCTTTAACCTTTCGGCCATTGAATGCTTGTAGTATTCCTTTTGTGCGGTGTCGCCAACGTAACAATAAACTGAATCACCTAATACAGTAGGTTGAAAATCGGAGTAGTCCTTCATTTGAACGTTAACGGACTTTACTTTATAACGGCTTTTATCAACATCGCACGGCATCCCGTTTCCCTCCATTATAATAAGGTTGTCCGGGTTGAGTTTGTCGAAGCAACTCGGTAAGATATGTGTCACCATTAGCACTTTAAACCCTACGTGGCTATTGATTAGTTTAATGTCCGATTCATTATAAACCCCGACGTATAAGGCTGGTTTTGTATTATCGGTAATTCCAACCATATCCCAACGCTTACAAAACTTTTCCGTAAAGAATACAGTTTGCGGTGCAAACCTTACCTGTTCTATTCTCATAGTTTATCGTATATGGTTACACCAAAGCCCCATGCCTTAGCGTCATTACTTAAATGTATTTGACCATCAAACGGACTAATCGGGTGTCGGTAGTCTTTGTAGAATTGACTTTGAATATAATCGGCCATCATTTGATTTTTAACCCTATCTGTTAAGTTCCAGTTGTAAGCACAATTCGAAAAAGGAATATCAACCAACCCAAGTAACTCAACTAAATCGGTTCGAGTTTTATCCCGTCCGCTTCGTGGATCGTATATATCTTTCCATTCTTTCGGGCTGCTAGCAGAAACGTTTAAAACTTCTTCGGATAACATTGGGAATAAAACACCTTTAAATGTTTTCTGCATCTTATGTATTATTTCTCCGCGTGTCATAAACCAAGTGCCAACGTAGTACCACCTTTCAAAATCCCATTGAATAATCTCACCCATGGCACCGCTTAAAAGAATATACTCTTTAGGGTCAAAGTCTTTCCACCATTTCATTTGATTTGTGTAAGAATGCCAGCCGTATGTCGGAACATCGGAAACACCTATTTGGTATGGGTTTTCCCCTTCGTCGCTCATTATGCTGTAGTTTTTCCAACCGCCTATTCGCATCAATGCTTTAAATGATTCCACTTCACTACCAACCCATGTTAAGAAATGAACGTTTGAAAAGTCAAAACCTCGCTTTTGTAGTTTCATCATAGTACCAGCGATTACCCTTGAATCCGAACCGCTTGAGCAACTAAATAAATACTTCTCTTTAGGGTCGAGTTTCATTAGCACACTTTCAAAGGCTCTTAAATACTGTTGTAAATATTGCTCATAAGTACCTGTAAACTTTGGCGTGTCCGCTAAGTATCGGTTATCCTTTCTAGTAATCTCTTTAAACGGGGTTTTTAGAAACGAATCGACGTTTCCCGACATAAACTTAGTGTCAAAAGTAAGTACCTTTTGACGCTTGCAAAGTTCAAAGTAATCTAAATCGAAGTCGTTACCCGCTTCGAACCCGAATAGCTTTTCAATGGTTTGCATAGTTCAAGTATTTTAGTGTAGTATTTTGCATAAGGCGATGTTCTAATATCGAACAACTCCTCTTTAGTGTATAACCAATTCTTTGCTTTTTGCTGGTTGTAGTGAACGCCCCAGCCTTTGTGCATTCCACTTTCCCATGCCTTTTTTCTACGTGCTAATTTCTCCTCTTGAATCTCAATCGGTTTGCAGTTGCCTGTGTTTATAATCATTCCATCGACAAATAAAGCCCTTGCGTTTGGCATTTGGATATGATCGCCAAGAAAACTAATATTTGGGTCGTACTTTGAAATCATGTTAATATCTGAAAACGGCTCGCAGTATGGGTAATTCTCAATCAAAGGATGCTTTCTAGGTTCGGTATCGGTAGGGCAAGTAAACCAGCAATGAGTTCTTATTTGGTTGTACCCTTCATTTTCGGCTCTTTCAATTATATTCTGTATGCTTTCATCAAAGGCATAGTATAAATCCGCTGCACCGTAAATGATCCAATCGGGTTTAACAACGTGCAATGTTCTTACAAGTTCTTTCTGGAGCCATGCGAGTTGGAACATTTCCTCAGTATCGAAGCGATGTGAGGGAATATTGTTTTCCTGTAACCATTCCCATGTACCATCATTGCTCATGTTGTCGATTACATACATGCCAATCCCTTGATGTTTCCAAAACTCATAAACGTGTGGCAAGTAGTCGCGTTCGTTATACACAAAACAGAAAACAGTTATTACTTTATCTTTCTTAACTACAACTTTACCTTCGCCGTTATCGTACCACTTCGGAATATTGTTAAACATTTCCCTATACTTAGGCCATTTACCTAAAAGTTCGATTGCAATTTCGTCAGTAATATTATCTTTTGTTATCGGGGTTGGATCGCCAAAGGCTCTAGGTATTGCTACCCCGCTTTTAAGTTCGAATTTTTCCATAGGATCGCTTGGGTTTCGCTTGGGTTTGTAATGTACCCAATTCTTTTGCCATTCCTTGTCAACTATTCTTATAGTTTGCGCTCCGTCGTGGTGAACTGCTTCTGGCATAATGGCTTTAACTTCCATTACTTTATAAATATCAATCATTGCTTGGTACCATGGTGCACCGTGATGCATAAATGGAGAAAACTTTTTGTAAACACTTTTCTTAAATACCCCGAACCATGGCTCTAGGTAGTCGAACTCTGTTCTGTATAGTACAGATTCTTTTGGTACCCGCTCAATAAAACACCCAACGGCGTAAACATTACCCTCAAGTAGTCGCTTTGCTTCACGAATTATGTTTAAATCCTTCACATAGGCATCGCTATCCATTACTATTATGTACTCGGTATCTGTTTTGCTAATACCGTAATCCAATCCTTTGCCGTGAAATAGATTTTCATTCGGGAATAATACAGTTACCCTGTCGTCTTTAAACCTTTTCGCTTCGCTTGAGTTATCGACTACGATAATATTTAACCTCTCATAGTTTATTAGGCTATCGATTGCTCTCTTTGTGAGTTCAGGTGTTTCAAAGTTAACTATAATAGCGGTGGTGTCTATGGTTGCTTTCTTTGAGTAAAATTGAAACGCCTCTTCATCAACTCTTTGCTTTAACAGGATTGCTCCTTTGTCGATATTCCTTTGATATAGCGGAGCATTTGGGTTATGACCAACACCACCACAAACCCCTTCCCCATGCTTTATTCCCAATGGAGGGTGATTTATATCAACCTGTACTCCTTTGTTTGCTTTCCATAATGCTATATCGTAGTAAGGTGAATTATTATCACCTACATCATAAATCGCTCCCTTTGTTAATCCAGAACAATAGGCTGAGCAATGGCTTGGCGTCATGTTAACAAACCGATTACTCTCAATATGATAGTATGTAGTTGTTTTAACCCCGAATAGATATGGCCGTCCTAATATTTCCCATGCCGATTCCATCTCTTCAATGTAGGTTAAGGGATAGTAATCGTCATCCTCAATCATTAGTACCATATCACAGCCATTTTCGAAGCACTCGTTAATGCCTTTAACAAACCTTTCTTTAATATCAACTATCCCTGTTTTGTTTTCGTGGTCAACAAAAACTGTATAGTCTGCTTTTCGGGTTTGTCTTTCTAATCGTGATTTAAGAAAATTTACAAAGTCTGGCCTATTGCCAAGTGTAGGGGTTACTGTTCCAATTTTCATAGTTCTTTCTCCATTTCTTTTATTGCGTTAAACCCTGTCATTCTGCAAGTGTTGAAATCCATACACGCCTGTTCGATTGCTGGGGTCTTTAAATTACCCCTTGCTACATAATATGAATAGCGGCTATAAATAGCATAGTATAAAGGGGCTTTATACTTTATCACCCCTGCCTTTTCGAGTTGCTTAACAAGGCTTAAATTATCATTAACCCAATTATATACTGTCATTAGTAAGTAGCTTTTACTTCGACCATATTTTTTCTATCCGTTACTGTTTGTATTTCCTCAACCGTTACAACGGGTTTTATGTTGCTTATTGCTTCGACCAGTTTATCGTTATTGTTATTTACGGCTTGCGCTTGCTGCGATACGCTTCCAACATTTGCCCCTACGTTACCTTGGTTAACATTGTTTAGCGTATTAGCCCCTGCTAATGTTGCTCCGCTTATTCTAGTAACTACGTTTGAAGGTCGGGCAGGAGCGCCACCGCTTGGGGCACTTGTTCCTTTACCTTTAGTATCTACTGCGAGTATCTTTTTAACATTTGCTAAACCAGCCACAACGGCGACACCTGCACTTATTGCAGCTGTAACAGGGCCAAACTTTGCCCCTGAAGCATAAGCAGCTTGCGCTCCTAAGTATGTGTCAATAGTCGCTTGCGCTACGGCGGCGGCTTTACCTAATGCTGTTTGTTGCCCGAATATACTTGCGAGTTGCCCAGCCATTCCAGCATAAAGAGAAAGTTTAGCATCCCGATTCATCTCGGTCATTTGAATATCGAGCAGCCTATACTTTTCTTGTATTAAAGCAACCGATGCTTCGTTATCCTCAGTTGCTGCAATTTCTTGCTGTTTCTTTGCTTCGAGTTGCTGCCTTTCAATTTCGAGTTCAGTTGCCCCCCGAAGTATTTTAAGCTGCATTTCATTCTCCGCATTGATAGCCATTGTTTCCAAGTCCATCGCTCTCTCGGCAGCTTCGGCATCAATACGCTTTTGCCTTGCTTCTCGTCTGGCTGCTTCTTTTAGTTCTGCTAATGTTTGTTCAGCTGCTAGTTCAGCGTCAATCCTTGCACGTCGCAATGATTCTTCTTTCTGCATGTTAGCAGATAGTTCCTCATAGTACGCTTTTTGTTCTCTACGTAATCCATTGAGGTTTGAAAGTTGCTCGGATTGTTGGCTCAATACCCTTTCCTCAATATCTGAAACAACGGTTTGCGCTTCCGCCAATGCATCTAGGTTCTCTGTACTTTCTCCTTCAAGTTCAATACGTCGCTCTGCTAACTTAACGCCTAAGTTTGCTATCTTTAATTCTTCGTCAAGTTGCTTACGAAGTACCGCACCAAGTTGCTCATTCTTTTTCATACGGTCGTCAATCGAACGGCTTTCATCATCGCGTAACTGCCTTAACTTCTCAGCTTCTTTTTGGTAGTCTAGTTGTGTTTTTCTTGATAGCCTTTGCTGCTTTTCTAGTTCGGCCTCCATCGCTGCCAGTTCCATTCCAGCCGCAACACTATCCTTTATTTTCTGTGTAAACTTATCCAACTTGTCGGCTGTTTCGTCAAGCCCTACAAACCTTAATGCTTTTGAAACTAAAGCCATTGCTTTCTCGGCAGCCTTACCCATAGCATCAAAGTAAAATATAACGTAGTCAGCAATAAACTCTACAACAGGCTCTAGTACTTTCATTAACCCCGAGAAAGCACCACTTAATCCACCCATTACTTTTTTAAGTTTATTCATGTTCGTTTCCGAACGTTGAAAGGCTTTAGTAAGTAATGCTATTGCAGCTACTATTGCTATAATAATAGCCCCTATACCTGTTGCAATAAACGCAGTAGCCAAAGATTTAAACGACATAGCCCCGACCTTTGACATTATCTCCATGCCTTGACCTAAAGCCCCAAATGCCTTACCACCATCAACGCCAAATATCTTGACATTTGCCATGGCCGAAACAATAGACTTTTCGTAAAGCCCTACATTGGTCTCCCCTTTTCCTATCCCTAAGTTAAAGTTATTAACAGCTTCCCTTGCATCCGCTACCTCTTTACTTGCTGCTACATAAGCATCGGTCATTTGAATAGTGCCGTCCGCATTCTTTACAAGTAGCCCGCTTTGCTTTTTTAGTTCCTTTTCAGATAGCCTCAGTTGTGCTTGTAGTTCTTCGTAACTTCCAGCCTGTGCATTATTGGCTTTGGTTAGGTCGTCAACTGCTTTCGTGGATTCGCGATACTGTTTTTGTGAGGCTCTTAATAGTTCTTTGTTCGCTTCAATTTCTTCGCTATTGTCCCCACTAGCTTTCTCTAGTTCCTTAATTTTTTCTTTAAGTTCCTTTGTCTTTTGCGCTGCTTCGACTGCCTCTTTGCGATAAGCCTCAAGGTTGCTTTGTATGTCGATTAATACTATTTTCTTCTCGTCTGCCATCGCTTATATTTTAATTAGTTCAACCTCGCAAAGTTTGCCAGCAATCCAGTTGCTAACCTTCTTGATAAAGAAATATTCTGTGTACTGCTCAAGGTAAATAGGTATTGAGTGGTCAAGTCCAGCGATTACTTTTGCTGGCAAGTTAAACTTTAATTTTAGAACTTTTGTACTATCCAACATATTAACTATTGCTGCATTGTAACTTATTGCTGTGTTAAGGCTCAATAGCTCAACGCTTGCTTTTAACGCTTGTCCGGAAGTCGTAAGATATGTTGTGGTGTTTAGTATATCGTAGTAACCAACACCAGTCCCAACGCTTTCGGCTGTTACTAATCTTGGAGCCACGTTTTCGTTTTCTTTATAATCCGTGCTATCGGGTATTGATTGGTACCATCCTATACTTGCTAAAGCAGAAACAAAACTTGGTGAGGCTGGTATGGTCCTAGATGCTGTTCGACAAAATGAAAACGGCATATCGAGTATTGTTTTTTCAGTAGGCAGCGTTTCGTCGTTTACGTTAATGGCTGCGTTACCCAACCCCTCGACCACGTCCTTGTCGGCTTTCCATTTTAGGCGGTTTACTTTCGCATAGTCCAATGAGTATCCAAGTTCGTAATCCGAAACAGAAAGATACTTAGACCAGTCCTCTGCTATGTTTTTGTTGTCGATTATTCTGTTAATATTCCAAAGGCGAAGGGTGTTTGTTAATGTGTCAAAGTCTGGGATTAAGCCAAAGAACTTGCATATCCCTTTTACGTAATCAGCTTGGCTCATTACTGGCAAGTGGTTGGCAAGGGAAAATATTGACCCGATTGAAACTTTTGTATATTCAATCGATAGTACTTTTAATCTTTTAAATGTATTAAATAAATTCCCAGCAACAATCCTTCTTACAAAAAATTTAGCCTCATCTCCAATTGTCAAATCTACACTTACGATTGAAAACCTTGGGGTGTTCTCTATTACTGTAACTTCTTGCTCTACATCATTGGCCGTAATTACAAACTCGTAGTCAAATATATTCCCAAACGACCCTTCAATGTGAAATTTATAATTTGCAGTAAACGGCGTTAAAATTGAATTTCCGCTTTCCCATATTACCCCTTTAGGATTCAAAATATATGTTACCCCCGAATCAAATTTAAGCTGAACTGTATCTAAATAACCAATTTGATATGTGTATAATAATCTAATATCAGATAAATAAGAATCTAAATTAGGATTGTTAGCTTTCAAAGTAACTATATTTAAGTACATCTTAGCAAACAATTCATCACTTTCAATGTCGCTATCTAAAACAACCGCTTCGGTTGACATTATTTTATCGAATAGGTATTTCGCTTTAACAAACGGCCTTGTAGTAAAGTCGTTCATTTTAAAATTAGCCCCGTCAAGTTCAATCATTAGCCCGTCGTCCGAATGGTCGCAAGCAAGGTATTTATAATTTCGGTCAAGTATAACACTATTAGCAGCCGTTGAAGCGTTCCAAGTATGGTCAAGTTCGCTAATATCCAACTCGCCTAACTTTTTATCTTTAATCGTATCAAAGAAGTTTTTAGCACCTGAATAAACGTTACAATAGTAGTATAGTTCATCGGCTCTATTTAGTGCTAACCTACCTTTCGGGATTACCTCAAGGCCATCAATGTAAACATAAACCTCAAGTTCGGTATATGGCACACGTGTAGTTGAACTAATAAGTCCAGCATTCTCGAATAGCAATTCCATTACACGGGTGCGCTTAATCTTAAACTCTCTAGTATAGTCGCTCTTTAATGTGTTAAGGTCGCCGACCTCATTAACTTGCTTAGTAATGGGTATAACCTCATTATCTGCAAGGTCGAGTAATGTATCATTGTAATAAATCTCGACTAGGCTCATATCTTTTCTATTTTAATGTAGGATATTTTATTAGCCCCAACACCACCACGTGACCAAATAAGTATGTAGTCAACCTTTGCGCTTTCGTCGATTGTAACTTGAAACTCTTTTTCGCCTTGCACTCCATCCAAGTCAAAGGCAACAAAAGCCCCCGACGTTTTATGTAGCCAAATCTTAAAGTTATTTCCAGCAGAAAATATAACACTACATGTTATCTTAACAGTTCCAAAGAAAGTAGGATTAAATGTTTTCTTTATGTAGGCTAAACTATTAGATGCTGCAGTTGTTGTTAGTACAACGTAGTTATCCCCGCTTATATCCTCGGTAGTAATAACACCGCCGTCGGCTTCGTACTCAATCCATGTTCCGGGGAATGTATCGAACTGATCGTATAAAACAATATTCGGATCGGGCAACGTTCCAATAAACCCTATGCCGTCCTTTATCTCACTTCGGAAAACAATATCAAATGAGTTCTGGTCGTTTGTCCTAACCTTGTAGTTTGTTCGTTCAATGTCAATTTCAAACCAAAAGCCGTCTAAGTATATCTGTGCAGTTTCTGCAAGCATCAATCCCTTTACCCCTTCGAATATAACGCTTGTCATTCCCTCCTCGCCGTACTCAATAAAATACTTAACCTCTTTAGATGTTGGCACTTCAACACGGCTAATCATACTAAACTGTTCGGTTACCTGAGTGTCGACCGTTCGCACTTCGTCAATCAGTTTAAACTTCTTGCTGAATGTATAGGTATGCCAACCGTTAAAGTACCAGCGAAGCGTAACACCTTCACAGTAACTTAGGTTAATTCTTATTGGTGCTATTACTCCCATTCGTAGTTTAGGTATATTTCTTTGTATCGACCTGTTCCGCTCTTTACAACCAGCAAAGAATCGTTTTCAAATACCTGAATGTAAACCGTTGCATTATCTGCAAAGTGCTTAACCCTTACAATTAACTCGTCGCTGGTTGTTATTTCCTGAACATAATTCATTTTATAGGTTGAACTTTGAAACTTTGAGAATGTAATTGGATTAGTAGCACTTGGGTCTAGGTTGTAAAACTCAACCTCCCATGTTTCAACGCTTAGTATTCCTACTTTAACGGTAAAGGTTTTTTCTATTACTGTTGGCTCAACTTCAACCGGTTCGCATCCGATTAAAAGGAACGCTGCTAAAATGGTTAATAGTTTAGTTTTCATGGCTTCGTTAAATTAGTACGTTTGATTCGTCGTTATCATAAGCGCACCTTGCGCCCGTTGTTAGTGCTGCCCATTCGCCGTTATCGGTTACGGTTGGAATAGTGTCTCCGTTAGCAAACTTTGTTTCTGCTAAGTTATCTGCCGTCCAAACCTGTGTGCCAATCCTTACAGTTCGATAAACTTTGCCATCATTGCCAATGTAAGGAGCGCATGGCGAGCCGTCGCCTATTGGGTCGGATTCGGTTGCGGGGCGAACTAAACGAATAGAGTTTCCTTGTTTTAATGCGTTGATATTAACTGTTAAGCTTATTGTAATTTCCGAATTATCTTTATTTAAGACTATGTAATAATTCCTTGTTGCTGAATAAAGCGTTTTACTGTGTATATAAGTTTGTGATTTTTCAAAACTAAACGTACCCGTTAAATTCCTAATACCAACCCCACGCCCATTAAACCCATATATATTACTTGCCCCTGTATTTGGAGAGTCCCAATAAGTTGAAGTATTTTCTTTTAAATACCCTCCAATGTTAGTATAGCCAGTAAAATCTAATACCGGGTCTATTGCCGGGTTTATGTGCTGAATTAAAGCAGCCCATTCGTCCCTTGTCGGTACATCAAAATCACCATTAGCAATACCCCTAACATCGGTCGCAGAAAACCAGTTGTATAGCGAGCCGTATTTTATATCTGTGTAAACTGGTTCAGGTTCGGGCGGGGTAATAGTAACAGGAAGCATCGGAGTGTAAACCCCAACCTTTGCCCAAACGTTAATAGTTAAGTCAACCCCTGCCCCTGTTAAATCGTGTCGTCCATAGTCAATAGATTTGTCCTCAATGGTAATGGCTTTCCAACCATCGCTAGTTAACATTTGAGCAACCCTGCCTTTGAATAGCCCGCTAATGGCAGTTAGTTGTTTTTTTGTCAAAGCCTCGTCGCCTAAAGTTAGCTTATAAGTTAACTTTGTACGATACTTTTCACCCGACGTATTAAACTCCTCATCTGCACTTTTGAAAAAGTAATGGTGCCAGCCGTTGTAATACCAGCGTAGGTATTGACCACGGTCGTCAAACTTTACATTAATTCGTATGGGTGTGATTACAGCCATTTATACCTCCTCAATTTCAAGTGTCATGTGGTCGGCTAGTTCGGGTATTGTGTCCTGTGAAACTTTAACGCTGGTTAAATATCCTGTGCAAGCAGTATCGAGTGCAATGGTTATCGTGTCAAGTAAAACATTGGCCGCGCTGTATATCTTTAGCGTTCCTTTGAGTGCTGCAAATGCTGGATTCCACCAAAACTGAATATCTAAAGGAGTACCAACAGTCCAAGGTATTTTCTCAAATATATTAACAAACGCCCCTTCCGTGTTTGCCGTTGCCACGTACTCATAAAGATTACTGCCTTGCTCTTTACTTCGAACAAAGAAAATATAGTACCATGTGTTACCTTCTTCGGTCCATGTATTCGTATCTCCTAAGTATCGCTCGCGATATTCAAATGTAAATGATCCGCTTTGATTTGTTTCGGCCGCTGAGTTTTCAATGTAGTTCCCTGTTTTCTCCCCAGTTACTTCGCTCGAAAGGAATTGAGCAATATCTGCTTTAACATATCCTTTTGTGTTTGGAGAAAAACGCATCGTAGTAGTTTGATATGTCCCGTTAACTTTCAACCTGCACTCTAAATAGTAGTTAGCCCTCTGTGTTAAGTTTAGAAAGTATGTTAAATCTGTTGCATATCTAGCATCAAAGGCTAAATCTACTATAATTTCAGTCGGACTATCTACTGTTAAAACTGTTGTGTTTATCATTACATCATTTAGAGAATCGTAAAGAGCAATACTATCTCCTACGGATGCTTCAAACCCACCGCTATATTCAATATATGTTTCATCTGGAGGGCTTATTACTGATTGAACAGCAACAATAATACCGTCTTTTCGCTGAATCCCAAACACAACAGGGCTTTCGGTTGCAACCAAGTAACTTACTTCGGCTGGTGATACCGTGGCATCGATTACGGCGGCTGGGGTGCTTACTACTTCAATCATTTCAAATCTGTTTTATCAATCCATGAACGTACCAAAAGATAAAGCATGAATAAAACATTAACAGTTGCAATCCCTATTAATACTTTTAATATCAATATAAAATAATCAAATGTATCCATAGTTATAGTTTTATTAGTTCTGAGGTTATCCTTAACGCTATTCGACCAACTTCTTTCGTTAAATCTTCGACCAGTTTAATCGTTAATGTATCATAAATGTCGATGTAAACCTTTTGCCTGTGGTGATAGTTGCCATTGGCGTTGATATAGTATGCAAGGCTTTTAGCATCGTTTACTTTACCTAATGGCGTTCTGCTTTGGAATCGGTTGTACTTCTTCATCCATTCATACAAAGCAAGTTGAAATGTCGAAATTAATACAGCCTCTCCCTTTCGATTAACCAGTCCTGTGTCTGTCCATTCGGTATTATTGGTCTTACGTTTCCCCCTTCCGTACTGCGTAACCGAGAACCAGTAAGGTACTAACACTCGTGCTGAGTTCTTATTTCCCTCAACAACGACCATATCCTTAATCTTACTCGAAAGTTTATTACCATGAATAGTTTTACCCTTGCTGAAAATGTCCTCAACAAGTTCCTCACAGCTCTTTTTTATATCAACATTCGATATAGCCATTCAACAGCACAATTTCAATATTCATTTTATAACCCATCAGGTTAGCATCGGTATTGTTCTCTGTGTACTTCGATGTCTGTGATACAATTAGTTTACCAAAGTATTCACTCCTAGATAAATTCATTAAGAAACTTCGCGTGCAAGTTTGCATAGCGTTCATTGTTGCTGCATTGTTCTCGGCTGTATTCTCGAATTGAACTTGTTTGCAAAAGGTAACGACTAATGAATAGGTTTCTTTTACTCCGTTGGCTAATATTGCTTGATTAAATGTATTAATTTCATCGAATAAACAAACAACCTTACCAATGTTCGTAGCATCAGCGAGTATGTTCTGAAACTCCGAGGTGTCGTATATCACTACATCAGCACCCGCTAACAAGGCTAATCGTTTAATCTCATTTACCATGGCGCGCCGTTATTAGTTCGTTATACCTTTTCCCAAACTCGTCGGTTTCCTTATCCTTCCAAAGTAGGACAAGCACAATATTGTAGTCGATTAAATGCGCTTCGAGTAGTGGAACCTTGCACCTATCTGCAATGAGTTCTAATATACTCATGTCCGAGAACGGTTGCAGTTTATTTATTTCGGCTGCTCTCATTTCGCGTGTTACTTCCCGATTAAGTTTGGTAACTTCGTTCTTAATCATTTCGGCAAAGAATATCGAAAAGCGATTAAGTACTGGAAGTAACTGATCGGAGTTGCAGTTTAGCAACCTTACAAACGTATTCAATACCTTTTCGTCGTCGAACTTTGACTTGTCGAGTATTGGCTGGTAAAATGAAGCGACTAAGTATAGTATGGATTCAAACTCATTCGTTTGCTTGCTTGCCATATATAGGCGTTGGCCCCAGCAAATGTTATCGGTAAACTGTTCTATGCTGTTTGGTATTGCGTACTCTCTTAATCCTATTCGTAGTTTGGCTGGACATGGCAACTCGGCCAATTGGTTAAGCAGAATTGAGCAATCGTTTTTTGATGCTAGGTTTATTAACCTTTTTAAAGTTAAGAGCTTTACGTGCATCGTTTTTAGTTTTGACAAATATAATGTGTTTTTTGCTAATTAGTGATATTTTGGCACTTTAAATTTTGGAGCCGATACAGGACGCTTAATTATTGGCGTTAACGCGTACCCTATCGCATCGATGCAATGGTTGTGCTTATCTTCAAGTATCGGAAGTATTTCGCTTGTTCTCTTGTCTACCTTTCGACTGTATAGCCTAAACTCCTCGGCTGTATGTTTGCATTCGGGATGTATGATTATTGCCTCAAAGTTACGCATGAAGTCGATGCGATCCTCAACACAACCTGCCCATTTAAGTTGCCCAGCGTTTCTGTTAATGGCAAACCCAGCCCGTGCTAAGTAGTTTATTAGTTCGGGGCGTGAACTATCTGGTTGTATTACCCACTTCTTTACGTCAGGTATTACTCCAAATAACGCTGGCAGGTTCTCAATCTCACACGCCACTTTATACGATTCATAACGAATGTAAAGTTTCTTTTCCTTTATGTAGCTTCGAATTATAACCGTCGGGTCAGGGTCAAAGCCCCAGTCACACCCTTGTAATGGGTAACCAAATGTATTATCTACTTCAAAACTTTCAACTCTATATTTGCCTTTGAATACTTGCGCTTCTGAATGCTGTCTAACTTCGCCTAAGTAAACATGACTATACGCTTCGTAATCTATTTTTCTTAGATAATCGGCCTCGTCGATTAGCGTTTGAGGGCAATCGGGATTGTTTAAGTATGAAACTTTCTTTACATAAGCATTCGCTGGTGGTGTTAATACGAAGCGAGCGTACACCGGATCGGTTGGTAAGTCGGGATTGAATGAAGCCCATATCTCGCTGCCTTGCTTTCTGATAGTTGGGATTAAAACCTCCCAGCTTCTTTGGCTAACCGAATGAGCCTCCTCAACCCAACAAACATCGACACCCTCAAATGATTTAATGCTATCAATAGTCAATCCGTTAAGCCCTTTGAACTTAAACTCTGAACCGTTTTTGCCTATGATAGTGGTTTTTTGAATGTCAAAGTAATCGGTTAAGCCTAATGCTTCAATCCTATTTGAAAGCAAACTTAATACAGAATCCCCAATAGAGTTCTGAATTTCTCGGGTGCAAAGGAATAGCAGTTTAGATTTGTAGGCTCTTAAAATTAAAGCGGTCGCAATCTCCCAAGACTTACGACCTCCTCGCCCTCCTAAAAATATCTTATACCTATCGTGATAATTCGGATGCTGGTTGTTGTAAAGCACCTCAAAGGATTCTGTGGCTACATGGCTAACTGTTGCCATCCTTTACTATTTTTACTTCGATATTGCGAAGCGTCCCGTCCGAGTTGCTGTGGTCGATGTTCTGTTGGTTTAACTTCAATCTTTCTTCGTTGTCGCATATCTGTTTAAAGGCTGCAATTTGAAGTGTGGGGTTATCGCTGGCAATCCATTTGCTTAACATAGTAGTTACCCCTTTGCGCCGTTTATCAATTATAGCCTCTTTTATACTGTCAAATTTGTCAAGGTGGTGATTGTATGCTGTTGCACGAGTACAGCCCTTAAAGTAAACAAATATGTCGCTGAATGAATATACTGGATTGTTTGCAATAGTTTCTAAAATAGCCTTTGCATGTTCCATATTTATTTTAACTTCTTCATCCATGGCATTAGTTCCTTATAGTTAGTTTAGTTCTTTCATACCTTTCGAGTAAAGCGTAGTATGGGTTAACGTTTGCCCCGTTCATGTAAAGCGAAAATACTTTATCTTTAAAGCTATTGACAAACTCAATGGCTTCATAATTTATCGGAGCGTATGATATAGCGTTAATGCCCATATCCTTAGTTGTTAAATATTTTTACTTGCACAACCTTATGAATCGGATCAAAATGAAACAATGCTCTTTTTTCGTCAAGGCTCTTTAATTGCATATCGTCATAAATACATAATCCTTTTAATTCTGGGTGTCTGGTTTCAATGAATAAAATTATTTCCCTAGGGTTTGATGTATTTACTTTATTACGATATGTGTCCATGCTGCAAAGATAGTTTATTCTGTTGGCTTTGTCAAATCTTTTACAAATCGTTTATAAACTCCCACCCTAATAATGTTCGAAGTTCATTTCTTCTTACTTTTTGTTCCATAATTTTAATAAGCCAAAAGTTGTAGCAACTAGTGTCTTTTGTGCATTCGTACTTTTCACTGTGATACTCGGCTATTAATCGCTCGTTATCGATATACGCCTTAACTACTCGCTTTCTAGTATTAATGGCATCGATTATATATGTTATTGGATTAACCATGGCTATTTATTTTATCTCAAGTTCTTTTGCCAATAAATCTATTTGGTCAGACAATAAGAATTGGCTTAAATTCCTACCATACATTTTAGCAGACTTTAATTTATCGTTACTTAATTCGTTATAAAGCGTTACAATTAAATCATAAGCCTGATGCTTAGTAATGGTTTCATTTTCAAAGTCAGTAAGTATTGATTGCAATTGGTTCATGATTTCTATTCGTTAGGTTCGTTGTAGTCTCCATTTAGTCGCATGGCTTTAGGTTTTCAGATTCTTTCATTTTATGGTTTTCGCAAGTATCGCTAAACACTCGCAATGTATCCCACGCTGTAAATTCTCCTTTGTCAAATGTTTCTTGATTATATTTAGTCGGGTCAGCACAATGGACGTGAGTTAATTTATGCACCTTAAATTGCGCTCCGGCATGTTGGCAATTGTAACACCTTAGTTTTTTCATCACTAAATCGATTTAGATTCCTGTATTTTCAACGTAATCGCCATTCAAAAGCATTTGCATAGCCTCGCCACTTCGAACAACGTACAAAGGAATTTTGAAGCTATCGCAAATCGTTTCAAAAATGATATTACCGCCCTTCATTTTTCTTTTTTCGGTTTTGCACTCAATTAGCATTGCGCTTGCAATAGTTCCGTTAATCATTTTAACTGCGATTAAATCGCATAACTTCGGCAAAGCGTGCGTGTCTATCGGAAGCCATCCGTTCGCCAATAAAACGGATTTAATCTCGGTGTGAGTTGTATCTACTTTTCGTGGTCTCATGGTTCAAATTTAGCTATTCCATTTCAATTATCAAAGCGTTAAGCATTTAGAATG